CGCGCCGCCCCGCATGGGAACGGACCATCACGGCGCCAAGATCACCAACGAAGACGCGCTGATCATCCGTGAATCCCTGGAACCCACACGAACGTTGGCAAAACGTCATGGCGTTTGCCACCAGACAATCCGTAACATCCAACTCAAAAGAAATTGGAAACACTTGCCATGAACGCAATCACCAAAGCGGCCCCGCATGTCATGGTGCTGCGGCCTCAGAGTTTCGGAGAGCTGGTGCAGTTCGCTAATTTGGCGGCGAAGTCCAGCATGGTCCCGCCCGCGTACAAGGGACAGGCGGAAAGTATAATGCTCGCAATTCAAATGGGCAGCGAAATCGGTCTGGCGCCAATGCAATCGCTCCAGAACATCAGCGTCATCAACGGCCGCCCCGCCGTCTGGGGTGACGCCGTCCTCGGCCTCTGCCGCCAGTCCGCCGTGTGCAAGGACATCGTCGAGACCGTGGCCGGCGAGGCCGATCATATGGTCGCCACCTGCACCGCCATTCGCGTCGGCGCCGAACCCATCGTCCGCTCGTTCTCGGTGGACGACGCCAAGAAAGCCGGCCTCTGGAACAAGTCCGGCCCGTGGCAACAATACCCGAAACGCATGCTTCAGATGCGCGCCAGGGGCTTCGCGGTCCGGGACGCGTTCCCCGATGTGCTGCGCGGCCTGATCACCGCCGAGGAAGCTGCCGACATTCCCGCCCGCGACACCTTCACCGGACCAACCCTCGAACACACCGCCTCGACCATACCCAATCAGGTGGCCGAGCAGGGGGTAACCGGGGCAATCCCAACCATCGACCACCCCAGGAAAAAGACCGTGGGCGCATGGCTCGACGCCCTCGCTCTCGAACTGGCCGGCTGCGAGGGGGGCGAGGAAGTGGACGCCATCCTGGCCCGCGAGGATGTCCAGCAGGCACAGGACAGGCTCCGCAACGGCGCCGCAGATCGGCTGAACCATATGATCCAGACAGCCATCGCGCGCACCGCCGCCACCGAGACCTCGGCGCCGGAGGATGACGGACTGTACGCGCCCGGAGAAGATCCATTCCGTGAGCCGGCCGCCGCTGGGTGAGCGTGTGGACAAACCACCGGACGGGGCGCAAAAGCAAAGGCCCGGAGCGATTGGAGTCGCTTCGGGCCTGTAACTTGTTCAACTCGCCGGGTTGTGACCGGGAAGCCGGGGTAGCTGCAACCCCCTTCTGCCAGATCATGGCGCGGCGTGCAAGGGGAGAGGCGTGCTCGACGCACCAGCCGAGAGCCGGTCCATGCACCGGCACATGAAACTGCCGCCGCCTCCGTTCCTGGTTCAGCAACGCGCCTCCGACGCGGCGTTCGAGCTACTGAACAACTTCGCGGATCGGCTAACCCTCGAACAACGTATCCGGCTGACGGTGACAGCCATGTACGCCCCCGAACACCTCGGCTGGGCGGAGATCGGTGACGCACTCGCGCTCTGGGCGCTGGTCGTGGAAGTGCGGGTATGACCCAGGCCCTGGATATCATCGCCGCCACCCGTCAACACCTCTGGAAGGCCGGCTTCCGACCCGTGCCAATCCACAACTGGGACGCCAAAGGACCGTCCCCAGGCAAACGCCCCCTCGGCGACAACTGGCGCGAGTCAGCCCTTAAAGACCCGCCATACTGCACCACCATCCCGCCCGTCCCCTTCGCGGAAAACACCGGCATCCTGGCGGACGAACTGCGCCCGATCGACATCGACATCGATGATCCCGCCCTCGCCGCACGCGTCGGCACACTCGCGGTCGAACACTTCGGACCCGCACCCGTCCGAACCCGGCCAAACAGCCCCCGCTGCCTCCTGCTCTACCGGGCCGCCGAGGGGAAACCGCGCAAGATCGCCATCACCGGACGCGCTCACTCCGCCGTCAATGCCTGCAAGGTCGAGATCCTCGGAGCCGGGCAACAGTTCGTCGCGTTCGGCCGACACGACAGTGGCGCCGACCTGCAATGGACGATCGCCCCCGGTGATATCGTCCAGGCAAACCTCCCCGTGATCACGGAAACCGACCTGGCCGCATTCCTGGCCGAGGCCGCCGTCCTGATCGACGCCACACCAACCGTCATGCCCAACGGCCAGGATCACCACACCGCCACCGAGGCACAGGCCGAGCCGCTCCGCGTGGCCGGAGCCATGGCGGCGATCGCCAACACCGGACCAGCCGACTGGGAAGCCTGGAACCGCGTTGGTATGGCCCTCTGGACCGCCACGGGAGGCTCCGCCCTGGGCGGCGAACTGTGGAATGCCTGGTCAGCCAAACACCCCTCATACAGCCTGGAAGCCACCGAGGAACGCTGGCGCAACTACCAGCGAAGCCCGCCCAACCTGATCGGCGCCGGAACCCTGTTCCATATGGCCGGCGGCACGTTCCACACGGAACCGACGCACGAGATCGAAGACCCGCCAGCCTGGGTCAGCGATGGACCAACCTGGGAGTCCGTAGATACCGAGGCGCAGCACGCCACGGAACCGCCGCCACGAAATGAACCCGAACAACCCGCCCTGTTTCCGGCCACCGAGATCAGCGCCTCGGAGTGGGCCAGCATCCCGCCACGCGAACGCGTCTACGGGCACTTCCTGTTCCGCAAGTTCATCAGCGCCCTCGGCGCGCCAGGCGGGGCGGGCAAGACAGCCTATGCGTTCGTCGTGGCGTTCGCCGTCGCCCTCAAACGCAACCTGCTGCGCGAACAAGTCCACGAGCAGGGCAACGTCTGGATCTACAATCTGGAAGACCCCAGAACCGAACTGCTGCGCCGCGTCAAAGCCTGCGCCATCGCCTATAACGTCGATTATGACGATATCGCCCCCCGACTGTTCCTGGACAGCGGCCGCGACCGACCTCTCGTCATCGCACAGAAACTACGCGACGGATCAGTCGTCGCATGGCCTCAGGTTCCCGCGCTTATCGCCGAAATCAAACGACGCGATGTGCGGCTGCTCATCGTCGACCCATTCGTCCGATCGCACCGCGTCGAGGAAAACCACAACGACGAAGTGGATTTCGTGGCGGCACTCTGGGCAAACGTGGCGGACCAGGCCGACTGCGCCATCCTGCTCGTGCATCACTTCCGCAAAGGCGGCGTGTCCGGCGATGCATCAGCCTTCCGGGGCGCCTCAGCCCTTATCGACGCCAGCCGGGCCGCCGTTACCCTCACCACGATGTCGGCCGAAGAGGCCCAACGGCTGAACGTCGATGAAAAGGACCGCTGGCAATATATCCGCGTCGATAGCGCCAAACTGAACCTCGCACCCCAACCGGAAAACGCGGTCTGGCTCCATCTGCTCGGCATCAACCTGGACAACGGCGCGGACGGAAAGGAACCCGACAACGTCCAAACCGTCGAGCGGTGGCAACCTAAAACCGTCTGGGAAGACACCACGACACTCGGCCTGAACGAAGCACTCGATCTCATCGCGGCAGGCCCAGAGCCAGGCATCCTGTTCAACGCCACGAGGCGAGGCGGCAGCAGTCGGTGGGCCGGTCAGGTGCTCATCCAATCACTCGGGTTGACGGAATCCCAGGCAGCGCAAATGATCAAGGACTGGTTGAAAAATGAGACTCTGGAAGAGGTCGAATACCACCACCCAACCCACCGCAGGCTTGTTCCAGGCGTTAGAGTTAATGACGCCAGACGGCCTGGAGTAACATTATGATTTGTCGCGCCAAGCCATCTTTTGTAGCGGATTTGTAGCGGATTTGTCGCAGCGGAGGGGTGCTACAAATCGTGCTACAAAATGCCCCCTAAAGGGGGCTTATTTTGTAGCAACACCGATTTGTAGCAGTCCTCCCCGTAGCTGTTTTGTAGCGGTCTTTTGTAGCGGATTTGTAGCGGAGCCGGCCGTTAACGAACATCTAACATCGGGATGCGCCCCACCACGGGCACAAAAAAACCGCCGCCTATAGGGGGGGCGGCGGCGGTCGGAGTGGATCGTGGTGACAGTCGCGGGCGACCCGCGACGGACGCAGACTAGCCCCGTTCCCCGGCCCGGTCATCCCTGGTCAGCGGCGGGGCGGGCACCTGTCGGTGACCCAGCATGGTCTCCGAAAATATGGAAGGAAACACACATGATACAAACCGCTCTCAAGCCATGCCCGATGTGCGGCAAGAAAGCTGAATATAAGGGTTTCCCTGAATTGCGCCTCCAATGCTCAGGGTGCCGACTGGGATATTCCTGCGCAGATTACAACGGCGACCTTGGGAGCGTTGAGGCCAGTTGGAATACACGTATCGGAGACGTGCCCAGGTGTTGCCATCGGTGACGCTCATGGCTCGCGCTCCTTCAGCGACGGGGCCGTAACCTGTCGGTGAAACTCCGCCCGCCACACCCGCCAGTCCTCCGGCGCCGGGTGCAGCCCGTGCCAGTCCCGCGCCGACACCAGCCAACGCGCCAGCGGGAGGGGCACTGGAGCGGTTCCCCTGGCCCACCGGGTGGGTAGCCCACTGTCACACCGCAGACGCCGCGCAAGCTCGCGATGGGACCACCCGAGGGCAGCCATGGCGGCACTGAACTCGGCGGGGGTCACAGCGTCTTGCGTCCGCTGGAGGTGTTGGCCGGGTGCTTCCGGCCTTCGAAGTCAATGTGCATGATGTTGCGGTCGCAGCGCCTGCAACGGACCTGAAGCCCGCGCTGGGTCCAGCCGACCTCGATGCGCGCCCAGTCACCCGGCGAGATGCCGGGTGGGCAGTCGGACAGGCAGCCGCCGCAGTGGAAGTACATCACGATCTGATTGTCAGCCGTGACGGGGGCGGCGGGGGTCATGGCGTGTCGGCCCGCCTCTCCAACCTGTCCAGCCGGTCCCCCACGTCGTTGATCCGCCGACGCAGCACGATCGCGTCCTCGAGCAAACGCGTCATCAGGGCATCAAACCCTCCGTTCATGTGCGCTTCGAGCCTGGCGAGCGCGGCTCTCGTCTCGTCATCCATCGTCAACCTCCCCGCTTCAGCCAGCGAAGGTCGTCCGGGGAAAACAAGCGACGCGCCTCGGATGCCAACGCTTCGTCCGGCGCCTCGGGGTCGAAATGCGCCACGGCGTTCAGGACCAACGCCGCCGATGGCAGGCCACGCGCGAGACGGTCACTCGCCGCGCGCTCGTTCTCGCCCCATTTCGCGACGTACTTGTTCACCAGCATGGTGATGGCTTGGTCGTAAGTGGTCGTCATGTCCGTGTCTCCTGTGTGTGCTGAAATGAGGGGCGGGGCACGAGGCCCCGCCGGAGGGTCAGGCGGCGATCTGGGTAATGGGCTTCGCGGTCAGGCAGTCCGCCTTCCAGGCCGCGAGGTCGTAAATGTCGGCATGGGCCAACTGGCCGTAGCCCTCGGCGGCCGCGACATACGCCGCCAACTCAGCGTGGACCGAGGCCATGTCGACGTGCGTGGACTGCGAAGATACGCGGAGGCAGCCGCGCGGGCCTTTCATCTCGCCGCGCTTCGCGCGAACCGGCAAATCCCAGAAGATCCAGAGCTTCAATTCGTTGGTCATCGTCGTGTCTCCTTGTTGATGAAGACACCTTACAGCGCGTTTCGCGGACAGTCAACGACAAAATGCGGACAGATGCGATTTATTTTCCGGCAGCATTCCTGCCCTACTTGACCAACGGTGAAAAATCTGGACACAACTCACGCGTGGAAACCGAGAGCGCATTGCTACTCGACTGCGGACGCGATGCCAGCGTGATCCAGTGGGCCGTTGTCCACACCCACCCAAACCGTGAACGATGGGCGGCCGAGAACCTCAGCCACGCGGGTTACGAAGTATATCTGCCGATGTACGCCAAACTCGCCGGAAAGCCGCGCCGCGTCGTCCAGCGTCCCCTGTTCCCGAATTATCTGTTCATGGCTCTTGGCCCAGGTCAGGGATGGGTCGCCGCCCGCTATGCATCCGGTGTTCATAAACTGTGCATGTCGGGCGGCCGTCCAAACTACGTCCCCGACGAAGCCCTGGAGGCACTGAGGGTCGGGGAATACGAACGCCGGTATGTCCCGCGACCCGATGCCATCTGGCGCCCAGGTGCCCCGTGCAGGCTCAGCAACGGCTCACCCCTCGACGGCATCAACGCCGTCGTGATGTCCGTCTCCGGCGACAGCGCACGCGTGCATGTCCTGATGTTCGGTGAACTGCGCGAGGTCGTTGTGAAGGCGGAATGCCTTACGGAACGACGGGACTGAACCTTGGCCGCCCGCGTCTTCAGTCCTAAGCATGACCAACAAACCAGGGAAAAAATACAGACGAGTCAGCTGGTCAATCGTCTGAACAAATTCGCTTTAGACGAAGATGAATCAACAAAGATGACCAGCGATCAGGTCCGCGCCGCGCTTGGATTGCTGAAGAAAACCATCCCGGATCTCGCCGTTACATCACATCAGGGACCAAACGGTGGGCCGATGATCCTTCACGTCTACACTGGCGTTCCAACGCCAGACCCAGGTGAGGAAAAGTGTATTCACGATGCCGAGTGACGATAACATCATCAGAGTAAGCACTGGATATAAGCCGCGTACGCAATTTGTGTCGTTCCATAAACGCAAACACAGGTGGGCATGCATCGTCGCCCATCGTCGTGCGGGAAAAACGGTTGCTTGCGTAATGGATCTGATCAACGGCGCGCTTCGCTGCAAAAAGACAGAGGGGCGTTTCGCGTACGTGACACCGACCTACGCGCAAGCCAAGGATATATGTTGGTCATACCTAAAACGCTTCACCGCTGACATTCCTGGGGTGGAGCAACGAGAGTCCGACCTGATGGTTACGTTCCCAAATGGTGCCAGGGTGCGTCTTTACGGCGCTGACAACTATGATCGGCTACGTGGCACATATCACGATGGAATGGTCCTCGATGAGTTCGGAGATATGGACCCACGCGCGTGGCCGGAAGTGTTGCGGCCGTCGCTGGCGGATCGCCGGGGATGGGCTGTCTTTATCGGAACTCCCAAGGGTCGCAACCACTTCCATGACATCTACAAAGTGTCTGAGTCCGATCCGGACTGGTTCTCACTGATATTGCGCGCGGACAAGACCGGTATACTGGATCAAGCTGAACTGGACGACATGCGACGCATGATGACGCCCGATCAGTATGACGCCGAGTTGCTCTGTTCGTTCGACGCGGCTATTCGTGGCTCGATTTATCGTTCCGAAATCGCGGACCTTGAGGCGGATGGGCGCGTTTGCGGCGTGCCATACGATCCCGCTGTTCCCGTTTGGACTGGGTGGGATCTCGGGATTCGCGACCCGACCGTGATCGTCTGCGCACAATTGGTCGGTCGTGAGATCCACATCATTGATTATTACGAGTCTAATGACGAAAACCTGACTCACTTCTTCGCGTGGCTCGATAGCCGCAAATATCGCTACGCTACACACCTGTTGCCGCATGACGCAGCGGCGCGCGAGTTAGGCAGCGGCAAGACACGGCAGGAGATGTTCATCAGCAACGGTTACAAATCCCGTGTGATCCCGGCACAGGCTAAAGCCGACAGCATTAACGCGGTGAAGATGATGTTGCCGAGATGTTGGATGGACAAGGTGAAGACGGAACGTCTCCGTGAGTGCGCGGTCTACTACCACGCGGACTACAACGACAGGATGGGCGTGTTCAAAACTGAACCGGTTCATGACTGGTCATCACATGCGGTTGATGCTCTGGCAACGCTCGCCATGGGTCTGAGAGAGGCACATCCTGATACGGGTGCGGAGATCATCGCGGCGCAGCGGGCGTCGTTCTCGCGCGGCCAGTGGGTCGAGGGCGTGCGGACCAGCACGGGATGGATGGGGATTTGACATGGGTAACACGGATTTTGGCTGGGCAATCGATCAACTTCGCCTCGGAAACCGCGCGCGCCGCGCTGGGTGGAACGGGAAAGGCATGTGGCTGGCGCTACAGGTTCCCGACGAACACTCAAAAATGACGCTTCCCTATATTTATATAAGCACGACACAAGGCAATCTTGTCCCATGGTTCGCTTCTCAGTCGGATATGCTCGCGGATGATTGGACAATCGCGGACTGATGAGCCGGGGCGGGGCGGGGCTTTGACCAGGTGTTAGTGCCGCGATGCCTCCGTTAGTCACCCGTACAAATCCCGGATGCCTCCGCAAACCTCCGTTTGGAGAGGTGGCCGCGAATTACTGCAAGATGTCGGCAAGTTAACCCAGGTATAAGGGAGTAACCACCATGGCCAACGCACCGCACGCCGACACCAAAGAGAAAGAGAACGATCGGAAGCCGGCACCGAACACGACGGCCGAGCCAAAAGCCGCCACGGCGACGCCGAGGGACGCGACCAAGGACCAGGCGCGGATGCTGTTGCTGCTGACCACCGACTGGCTCAACAACGATCGCACGCACAGCCTGGAGATCGCCGCCCTCCTGGCGGAGGTCGTGGCTGCCGCCGGGCCGCCGGTTGTCGTGGACATTCCTTTCGTTTCGCAAAGTGACGGCGTGGTCAATTGCACGATGGGCAACTGGCGCGGCGAACCAACCTCGTATGCCTACGCCTGGCACAAGGATGGCGTCGCGATCAGTGGTGCGACCAGCGCCACGTATACCGTTACGGCTGATGACGCGGGACATGGTCTCGCGTGCGTTGTCACCGCGACGAACGCGTTGGGATCGACGGTGGCGCCGATGTCGAACGCCGTGGTCGCGGTATTCGCGGCGTAACCACGCAACCACGTAACTACGTAACTACATGGCAATTTCAGACCCGACCACGGGCGTGCCGACCCCCACGGGCATCCTCCAGGGTGTGGCGGCGTTCAACTGGGATGGCACCGCGTGGCAGCCGGCAGGCCGCGCTGGTCCGTCCGTGGCGACGCCAACCGGCAACCTCCAGGGCGTCGCGGCGTTCAGCGGAGGCCCGTCGTGGGCGCCGGCCGGTCGAGCGGGGCCAGGGGTGGCGACACCGACCGGTGTGCTCGATGGTGTCGCGGTCTGTACGTGGTCGGGCTCGCAGTGGACGCCGCTGGGTGGCACGGAGACGGTTCCGACGCCAACCGGCGGATTGCGGGGCGTAGCCGCCTTCGACTGGGATGGGACGGCATGGCAGCCGGCCGCGCAGGCCAGATCGTCGGTGCCGACACCCTACGGCGTGTTGGATGGCGTGGCCCGGTTTGGCTGGACCGGGACCGCCTGGGCGGCGGTCGGCGCGCCATCGCTGAGTCTGGACTTCATGACGCCCGGCGCGCTCGACCCGCGTATCACGTTCACCCGCGCGTCGACCGCGACATACACCGACCAAAACGGAACGATCCAGACGGCGGCGATCAACGCGCCACGCTGGGATTATCGTAGCGGCGCCCTTCAGGGCGTGATGATCGAAGAATCCCGGACAAACACGTTATTTCCATCTGTTCCCGATGCGGGCGGCAGATGGCCGGCGGGTGGTCTCTCGCGTGGCGGGTCGATCACCGCACCCGACAATACGACATCGACCACATCGTTGTTCACCGCGACGGATACGACCAACAGTGCGCGCAACGTGCTTGCCGCCGGAACGGCCGTATCTGCTGTCACCACCTATTCCATTTCAGTCTTTCTTAAGCGCGGCCCAAATAACGCTTATATTCAGGTAAACATAACAGGCGCGTCCACCGCTGCTCCGGTGGCGTATTATGATCTGCTGAACGGGACCGCCGTCGTGGGCGCTGATGTCCTTCCCGGCGCGACCGGCCTGGCCGCGTCGATCCTGACGTATCCGAATGGTTGGTATCGCGCGGTTTTCACTGTCACGACCAACGCGGGCGCGACGGGTATATCGCCGTATATAGGTCCATGTGTAACGGTATCCGCGACGGGAGATAACCGCTCTTACGTGGGTGTCGTGGGGCAGGGCCTTTATGCGTGGGGCGCGCAGTGCGAGCAGGGCGCGTTCCCGACGAGCCATATTCCAACGACATCGGCGTCAGTGACGCGGGCGCAGGACATCATGACGATGCCGCTGGCTGCCTGGTACAGCGGGACGGCCGGAACATGGTTCGTCGATGCGATGTTACCGGCCAACGGAAATACCGGCTACCGGGGGATTTTCGAAGTTGACGGTGGGGTGGGCAACATATGGCTCCGCGCCTATGTGCTGGCGGGAACCGCCAACATCACCGGTGATGTCAATACCACAAGCGTGATCTTCGGCACCATGACGCCAGGGACGCCATTCAAGATAGCCGCCACTTATTCCGCTTCCGGAACGCATACCGCGTTGAATGGGGTGCTGGGAACGGGAACGGCGGCGGTATCGACGCCCGCGACTTATACCACGCTGCGTCTGGGCGTGACGGACAGCAGCAACGGCAACCCGGCTAACGGGTATCTTCGCCGCGTTCAATACTGGCCGCGCGTGCTGTCCGACGCTGAAATGCAATCGGTGACGGCATGAATGACAGGCCGTCATATCCATGGACCGAGGGTGACGCGCTGTTCGCGTCCGAACTGAACGCGGCGATCGCGAATGCCGGAGCGGTTCCGGTGGGTGGTTCGATCCAGGCGGCCATCGACGCGCTGCCCGCGAACGGCGGCGACGTGAAACTGTCCGCCAACACGACATACCTGCTGACATCGACCATCACCGTCAGCAAACCAAATGTCACGATCCATGCGCCGGGATGGGGCACGATCCTGAAGCGCGACCCGTCGCTGACCGTGCAACTCCTGCACGGCACCGGGACCGGTTTCGTCGCCAGGAACATCACGTTCGACGGCAATGCTCCCGCCGCGAATACGATATATTTTGAACTACAGGCCGAGGGCGCCAATTCCCTGGTGGAGCATTGCCAGTTCATCGGTTGCTCCGGCGGTGCCCTGGCGATCAGTGGCGCCAACTCGCGCGCGACCGGAAACACCGTTGCCGCGCCGGGGCCGGGCATCATCAGTGGCTACGGGATCTGGGCGTTGAACCACGACGCCGTGAAAATAGATCACAACACGGTGTCCGGCACCGGGATCGACGCCATCGCGTTCAACGGAAATGGGACCATCGTTGATGGCAACCACGTATACAACTGCCAGTGCAAAGTGTTCGGTGGCGGGCAGATCGCGCAGTATGCCGGTGGTGACGGGTCGGTCATCATCAATAATACGATTGATACCGGCGGCAGTCCGTTGACGATCGGGATCGAGTTGACCAGTTCGAATGTCACGCTGATCGGTAACACCGTCCAGAATCAGAACTCGGCGGGGTGCGTGATAAACGCTGGGAGTGGCAGTGGGCTTTTGGCCAGCGGGAACATGTTCCGGAATAATGGCAAGGTTCAGACAAATCGGGCCGGGATCGAGTTCTATGGACCGTTCACCAACGCCACCATTGTCGGCAATCATTTTATCGATGATCAGACGACGCACACCCAGTGGGACGGGATTTATATAGCTGGAGGCTACGCATTTGACCGTTTCAATATCAGTGGCAACACGTTCTTCGGCAACATAAACCTTCCGGTGCAGATCAACGGAACGATGGGCGCGGCATTCATCATGACGAACAACATTGGCGTGTCGGTGGTGAACGCGGCCAACGACGCGGCGGCGGCGAGCGCGGGCGTCCTGGTCGGTGTTGAGTACCGCAACGGCTCGATCAAAATGGTGAGGGTCGCATGATCATTGAAATCCTTTTCGTCGTCGTCATGTTCCTGTGGCTGCTCACGATCCTGCCACTGCCTCCGATGGCGCCGTTCGCGCCCTCCAATGTGTTCTTCGCGTTCGTCGCGGTGCTGCTGCTGGGACTGTTCATCTTCCTGCCGGGGATACGGTGAACGGTCGACGTCGCATCAGGTTGGGTCCGTCAGAACCTTGGCATCGCGGCAACGCTCGTGGCCCTCGCGGGCACGATCCTCGGAGGTGTCGCGGCGGCCAGTACATGGCTTGCCTCGGTGCATCACCTGGAACGGCGCGTTGACGTGCTGCGGGCGGAGGTGACCGCCATGCGGGCGACGATGGACCAGAACCGCGTGCTGGTCGGTGATGTCAGACGCGGTCTGGAGGCGACGGACGCGACGGTCAAGGAAGGCATCGCGCGGCTGGAAGAGCGGGTCAAGGCGAGAGATGCCACGCGCTAAAGACAGCGACGAGGACATCCTGAAGGAGGCAAAGGCGCGCTTCGAGCGTTGCGTGGGCTGGGAGAGCGCGTGGCGCACCCGTGCCTTGTTCGACACCCGTTTCGCCAACGGCGACAGCCAGAACGGCTGGCAATGGTATTCCAACGCCGGCACGATGACGGATCGCGGAGAGCGGCCGACGCTGACCTATAACCAGGTCCGCCAACACAATTTGCAAGTGATCAACGACGCGCGGCAGAACAAGGCGCAGATCAAAGTGACCCCGGTTGGCGGCCACGCCAGCTACGAGGCGGCCCAGGTGTTCAGCGGCATCATCCGGCGCATCGAGTATGTCAGTAAGGCAGTCGATGCCTATTCCACGGCGACATACCATCAGGTTGAGAGTGGCATTGGTTACGTGCGTGTCGAGACGGATTACGTGGACGAGAACAGTTTCGATCTCGATTTGTTCATCCGCCGCGTGCCCGATCCGCGTTCGGTCTACATGGACCCGGATTGTAAGGCGTATGATAAGTCCGACGCCAACTTCGCGTTCGTGTTCGAGGATATCCCGCGCGATCGTTACGAGGAGGAATACGGGAAAGAGGACAACGTCGCGCCGGCCACGCTGGAGCACAGCGATGGCTGGAACGATAAGGATCACGTGAGGATCGCGGAATACTGGCGCCGGAACCTCAACAACGAGACGCTGCACCGGCTTCAGGACGGGACGGTGGTGCGCGACAGCGAGATACCGGCCGAGCTACGGGATGAGGTCAAGGCGCTGATCGTCCAATCGCGCGATGTGGCGGAGCCGGAGATCGAGTGGTTCAAGCTGGCGGGCAACAAGATCATCGATCGCGAGCAATGGCTGGGGAAATACATCCCGATCGTGCCGTTCATTGGCGAAGAGACGGTGATCGAGGGCGAAATGGACCGCAAGGGCCACACGCGCGCCCAGATCGATGCACAGCGGATCTACAATTACTGGGCCAGTGCCGCCGTCGAACAGGTCGCGTTGCAGACCAAGACGCCATACGTGGCGCGTGCCGACGCGATCGAGGGCCGGACGGAGCAGTGGGCGACGGCGAACGTCAAGAACTGGTCGGTGTTGGTCTATAACGGCATTGACGAGGCGGGCAATCCGATCCCGCCGCCGTCGCGCGTCGAGCCGCCGACAATGGCCCAGGCTTACATCCAGGGCATGACCATCGCGCGGCAGGATCTGATGAGCGTAACGGGCCAGTATCAGGCTGAACTGGGCATGCCGAGCAACGAGCGGTCGGGAATCGCCATTCAGCAGCGGCAGCGCCAGGGCGACACGGCGACGTACCACTACATCGACAATCAGGCCAAGGGTATACGGCAAATCGGTCGCATCCTGCTCGATCTGATACCGAAAATATACGATACGCGGCGCGTTGTGATGACGCTGGCCGAGGATGGCACGGAAAACAAGGCGATGATCGCGCCTGACATGCCGGACGCGCATCAATACATCGGCCAGCAGCCGAACGGCGCGCCGCCGGGGCCGATTTCGCCCGCCGAGGCGCAGAAACAGCAGGAAGATCCCGCGCAACCCGATCCGGCCATCATATTCAACCCGAATGTCGGGACTTATGACGTTGAGGCCGATGTCGGGCCGAGTTACGGGACGCAAAGGCAGGAAGCGGCGAACGCTTTCAGTCAGATCATGCAACAAAACCCGGCCGCGTTCCAGATCGTCGGTGATTTCTGGGCCGCCAACTCGGATTTCCCTGGTGCGGACGAATTGGCGGAGAGACTGAAACGTGGGTTGCCACCGAACTACAAAGCGGGACCGGACCCCCAGGTGATGGCCGTCACGCAGCAGGCCCAGCAGATGCAGCAGCAGGCGCAAGGGATGTTGCAGAAGGCAGACGCCGAGATCGCCAGCCTGAAGGCCCAGTTGGTGCATGCCCAGGAGCAGGCCAAGGACAAGTCGGCTGAGATCGAGATAAAAGATTACGAAGCCGAGACGAACCGATTGAAGGCGGTTGGCGGCATCGATCCGCTGGCACTACAGGCCGTGGTTCGGCAACTCGTATCCGACATGCTCCAGACCGAGATCCACCCGGTCCTCCAGCAGCACGCGGCGGATGAGAGCGAGCTACAGGCCACGCTGGCGCCACCCGTGCCCGTGAACGGGGCGGACGGTCAGGCGCCGTCAGGACCGGCTCCAGGGGGCGGGGTTGGCCCGTAAATGACTGGCACCGAACTGCTCACCGAGTTGGTCGACGAGCGCACCCGGCTGCTGGCCGAGGTTGAGCGGCTACGCGAAGAGAACGGCGTGTTGCGTGAAGGCGACCTCGTTACGTCGCGTGAGCAAGTCCACCAGTTGCGAATGCAACTGGTTGATACGCACCAGCGTGGCGTGGACGCTGAGACGGAACGAGACCTCGCGTTTACCGAAATGGACGGTCTCAGAGCCGAGAACGAGCGGCTACGCGGCCGCGTGCTCGACCTGGAGGCCAAGGTCGCGATCCTGTGCGGCTCGCTGGCGAAACGGGCCGTCATGCCGGAGGACGAGCAACCGGCGATCATCCACCACGACGTTGAACCGAACGCGCCAAGGTAACCGAGTAACCTCCCCATGAGCGAAACCAACACCGACCCGGTCATTCCCGATCCCGGAGGCGCGCCACAACCCGCCGTTCCCGATCCGTCGCCGCCAGAGTCCACACCGGACACGCCAGACGCCCCGGCGGAGCAGGACGACGGCGAGGCGCCGCAAAGTAAACGGGATCGCCGGTTCGCTGAACTCAGCGCCAGATCGAGTGCCAGGGAACGTGACCTCGCGGCCCTCCGCGCTGAAAACGATTTCATGCGCCGCCAACTGGCGGGCCACTCGCCTCAGGACGACACGCCGGAGCAGGCCGCGCAACGGCTCCGAATGGAGGTCCGCGCCGAGGTCGAGGCCGAAATCAAACAGACCAACTTTCATTCCCTTGGCCAGTCGCAATACTCCGATTGGCCGGAACGCACCCAACGCCTCATCGACATGGGCGCCGATCCGAATATCGCTCAACTGCTCCTCGACATGCCGGTCTCCGAGGGCGTGAAGGTGGCCGGTGCGCTGGCCGATGATCCAGAGGCATTGCAGCGTATCTCCAGCCTCCGGACTGAGCGGGGGCGAGCCGTCGCATTGGGTAAGTTCGCCGCGACGATCGAGGAGGCGACACACGATCGATCCCGGCCGAACGGCGTTAACGGAGCCGCCGCCGCGCCTGCCATGACCAGGGCGCCGGCCCCGGTGCGTCCGGTGACGGGCAGGGCCAGTCCACAGTTCAACGAATATACGGCGACGGCGCAGCAGTTGGCCGATTTCTACATGCGCCAGAACCTCGAAAAACAGACCCGACGCTAAAGCCGAAAACCGCCGCGCCCGGTATATGGCGTTGCATCGTGCCCACCCCTGCCGCGCCCAGGTAATGGCGTTGCGTCGTGCTGATCCGTTTGTGATTGCGTCTACCCCTTTCGTCACAGCGGGCAATCGAGGCTTCAAGAACCGTTACGCGGTGAGAAGCCCTTTTCCCGTTTACTTCGTGATGAAAGGGCGCGGACATGCCCGCCACCAATACACTCCTCACCATAAACATGATCACGGCCAAGGCGCTCGCGATACTGCACCAGAAATGCAACTTCATCGGCAGCATCAACAGGCAATACGACGACAGCTTCGCGCAGAGCGGCGCCAAGATCGGCTCCACCCTGCGCATCCGCCTGCCGGTGCAGTATACCGTCAGCACGACGCCCGCGCTGTCGTTGCAGAACACGGTTGAGACACAGATCAGCCTGCCGATCACCAATCAGTATCATGTGGACTTCAGCTTCTCCTCGGCTGAACTCACGCTGTCGATTGACGACTTCACCGCACGATACATCGAGCCCGCCATCGCGGTCCTCGCGGCGCAGATTGAGGCGGCGGTCATCGGCATGATGTGGCCGACGGTGTGGAACCAGGTCGGTACACCGGGGGTCGCGCAGTCGTTCAAGAACGTCCTCGTCGCCCGCAAGATGCTGCTCGACAACCTGACGCCGCAAAGCAAGCAGTGGCAGCTTCGCATCAACACGCAGGACAACGTGGATCTGGTGGACAGCCTCAAGGGCTTGTTCCAACAGAGCACGCAAATCGCCCGGCAATACACCGATGGCGTCATGGGCCTCGCGGGCGGTTTCGAATGGGCCGAGAACACCCACCTCACGACCCAGACGCGCGGCGCCGAGAACGCGGCTTATACGACGGCGATCGTGCTCAATCAGAATACTGGCGCCACCCTCGCCGTGATCACCGGAGCCGGCGCGGGCAACGCGGGCGACGTGTTCACCATCGCGGGCGTCTACCGCGTGCATCCTGAAACCAAAGTCAACTCGGGCGTGCTTCAGCAGTTCGTGCTGACGGGGGCTTACGCGGGCGGCGGTGGTAACATGGCGATCGCGCCGGCCATCAACGCCGTGGTCGGCAGCCCGCAACAGAACGTCGCCATCCCCGTGGCGAACGCGACGGCGGCGTTGACATTCCAGGGCACGGCGAGCGCGGCGACCGGGTTGAGCCTTGCTTATAGTCCGGACGCTTTTACCTTCGCCACTGCCGATCTTGTCATGCCCGGAGGTGTGGACATGGCTTCGCGTGTCGTAAAAGATGGAATTAGTATGAGAGCGGTACGTCAGTATAGTATTTCAGACGATACCATGCCGATCCGCCTGGATGTGTTGTGGGGAGCGGTTGCGCTTAGGCCGCAGTTGGCGTGCAGGCTCGCGGCGAATTAGAGCATAATGTTTGCTGTTTGCTACGAGAGTAGTTATCATACCCCCGCCTTGAACAGGAGGGGGCTTGATATGATTTGCACGATCGATGGATGCGCCGGAACAGCGCGAGGGCACGGCTATTGCTCGCGGCACTACACACAGTGGCGGCGCCACGGCGACCCTTTGCTGATGAAGCGGCGCTACCACAAGGGGATGTCGGCGGAAGAGCGGTTTAAGGCCTATGTAGAGAAGGGGGTCGGACCGAAGGCGTGCTGGGAATGGACGGGAGGAAAGATCAATACGGGTTACGGGATGTTTCACCCGTTTCCTAAACAATCAATACTCGCGCACCGTTATTCCTATGAACAACATCGGGGGTCAGTTCCGGCAGGCCAGTTCGTCTTGCATCACTGTGACAACCGATCGTGTGTCAATCCCAGACATTTGTTCTGCGGCACTCAGCAGGCGAACGTCGATGACATGATCAATAAAGGCCGTGATCATAAACGAGGCATGGCTGGAGCCGAAAATCATCGCGCGAAAATCACCGAGGCAATCGTGCGAGAAATTCGCACGTCTCCGACTACTGCCAAAGTCCTCGCGAAACGGCATGGCGTATCTGTGTCTCAGATTAACATCATCAGGCAACGCCGTGCCTGGACCCACATCGAGTAAGGAGCGCCACCCATGGCATACACCCCCGGCCCGCAACTCTACGACCCGACCGGCATCGCGTCCTTCGCCAACAACATCACGGCGCGCGCGGGAGGCACGCGGGCCGCCGCCGTGCCGCTCCTGGCGGCGTTCAACCGGATCAGTGTCTGCGCCACCGTCGCCGACAGCGTCGCCCTGCCGCCCGCCACCGGCGGCCAGGAGGTGACGGTCATCAACAGCGGCGCCGCCGCCACCCAGGTGTTCGCGGCGCCAGGGACCGCCGACACCATTAACGGCGTGGCGGCGGCGACGGGGATCAGCCTCGCGGCAGCCGGTAAAGCCCAGTTCGTCAGCCCGGATGTCGGACTGTGGTTCTCGATCCTGTCGGCCTGATCGGGTGGGCATGGGTCGCCAATGCGGTGGTGGCGGTGATCATCATCGTGGTGGCGCTGGTGTTGTTTTTCGTTCTCTGGCGTTGGTGAGCCATAAAGTGATTGTTGCCCTACGCCGTTGTGTCGTATCATTCCGGCATGATGAACCGTGATGAAAAAAGCGAATACAACCGTCTTTACAGGATCGCCAATAAGGAACGCATCGAGGCCAAACGTGCTGAACGTAAGGCTGGGCTCGGAGTTGATGCGCGCCGATGTAGTGTGTCTGGGTGCGAAGGCATCCACGACACACAAGGTTTGTGCGCCCGTCACTACATGGCGTGGCGGCGCAACGGCGATCCAACAGATGTCCGACAGCATCAGATCCACGGCAAGACGCTGGAGGAACGCTTTTGGCTTCGGGTCAGGAAAAGCGAGGGTTGCTGGGAATGGACCGGAGCTCGTAGTCCGCAGGGTTATGGCGTGTTACGGGTAGGCGAAAGCGCACGGTTGGCGCACCGGATCTCCTGGGAATTGGGGCATGGGAAAATCCTG